CTTTGCCGACGGTCGAGAAATGAATGATAACCCGAATTCCCAATATATAGGGATTTATACGGGTGGTAAATCGACCGCACCGACCGACCCGACTGAATACAGTTGGACGAAAGTAAAAATCGAAGGTAAGTTATACAAAGGTTACGCCAACAGTACAAACGGGTTAGATTTTACAGTTGTCGAACCCGACGACAATTCGGTTTTACTAGCGAAAAATAGACCTCGTGTAAATATTACTAACGACGATGACATTAGTGATATTTGGCAAGCTAATATGTTTTTAAGTTTGCAACCTAACACAAAATACACCCTTACGGCACGAGCAAAAGGGAACAATAACAAGCTATGGGCTTACTTCAGAAATAACAAAACTTCACAAGAATATTCTTGGGGTCAACTAGAGTTTGGCAACACGCTAGAAACTAAAAGCATAGTCTTCACAACAGGAAATGACGTTGATGATGTGTTGTTTAAATTTATATTAGTGCCGGAAGATGAAAATTGGACGGGTGTTCAAGTTGATTGGTATACAATTCAAGAAGGTAATGGAACTTATACAGATTATCCAACCAACGAGCCGGCACAGTATCACAAGTATAGATATTTTGGTTATGTGTTCAAAAACGGAACACCAACGGCTAACGACTTCGATTGGTTCGATATCCAACAAAAATCTATTACCGGCGATAAGTATACACACTTAGTATATTCAGATAATGCCGACGGTAGTAATTTTGGGCGTGAACCGAAAGCTTACATGGGAATAGCAAGGACTACATCACCGGCAACACCGACGGACAAAAAAGCTTTTAAATGGGTTAGGTTAAAAGGTGATGACGGAAAATCGGCGTCTAATTTCAACTTATTACTTAATACTGAAATTAAAAGTAGTGCTTCTTACACATTAAACGGAGCGTCACCAACAATTAACCAAAACGACCTAAATGGTCGTAATTCTGTAGAAATCAACGTTAACGGGTTAACAAGTTACGGTTGGAAAGGTATTTCATTTAGAAGTTCTAAGAAGGAATTTAAACGTGGTGAAACGATTGTAATCAGATTACCAATCTACATTTACAGCGATGTTAATGTAGATAACGGAATTAATTTGGCGTTAAAATCTCACGTAGGTAATAGACAGATGACCGGCTTTAACCTCGATAGCGGAACACCTCGGGATACTTGGGTTATTAAAGAATTTACTTACACAGTCCAACAAGATTTTACTTCACCGGCTGACAATATATTTTATATTTTCGCAACTAAGAACGGACATTTTAAAGTTGCTGAACCGTATATGTCGGTAGGTGGAGATGTACCGACTGAATGGATACCGAACGTCGAAGACTTAAAAGCACATTCATTAACGGCTAACGTAAGAGTTGCCGGAACTTATGAAGGTAAAAAAACTAATAACGTCAAGTTCTTTGTAGATGTTTATTACGACGGCGTTAAAGTAACTAACGGTTTCAAACTTACAGCTAGGGTTTGGGGCGGTGGTCTTAATAAGACGCAAGAAAACGCAACATATAATAACGACGGCGAGCTTACCAACGTTTACTATTCAAACGAAGAAAAAGACGGGACAACAATTAATATCAAATTAGATGTTGAATATCAGTTCTTGAAAACTACATGTTTCGCTAGATTAGATAATCTCCCCGACGCCGAGTTAATAAAAGAAGTAACTAATAAATACAAAACTTTTGACACGACATTAGAACAGTTTAAATCTCAAATAGGTGAACTGAATGATAAACAATTCAAGGTTGCTATTCGAGGTAAATCGCTTCTGAATGTTGCTGAAAAGAAAACAGGGAATAACTTAACCTATACGACACTTGAACCGATGAAACCTAACACTACTTACACCTTAGTAGCTGATATTAGGTATTTCCCCAATAACCAAGAGTTACGAGTATTTAACGGTGAAAGAAAGCGACTTGTAGCCGGTATTAACATGTTTACTTTCACAGTGCCAACGGAAACAAGAACTATTAACTTAACGCCGTTAGGGAATGAAACGGAAGTTAAAAACGTGGAAGTTTGGGAAGGAAATTACAACGAAGGGTTAGAGGATAATTCATTCGATGTTGTATATGGTGGAATTAATAAACTTGTTACTCTTAAATCATTGAATGAATTTAAAGAGGGGCGCTATTACAAAATAATGTTTGACACAACAGCCCCTAATAATAGTGTAATGGCTATTGGTATTGATGAGTATTTTCTCACTGGTAATATAGATAAGCGTATTCCCGATAACAACTATAAGCCAATGACGGCAAAAGATAACGTGTTATTTACAAGAGTTTCGAGTAAGGCAAACGACAATAAAGAGGTTGTATATTTAGAATTTATAGGAGATTTTGACAAATCACAGATTACTAATGTCAGATTTTATGAAGTTAATCTAGGGTTCAGATATACGAAACGGAACGAAGAAATTAATATTTACTCGATGTTAAACCAAGCTAAAAATGAAGTAAGTCTAAGTGTTAAAGAAACTTTATCAACTAATTACTTAACTAAAACAGAAACTGAAGCAAGTATTAGAGTAATGAAAGATAAAATAGAAAATGTTGTAACAACCGATAATTTCAGCACCACTTTAACCCAAAACGCTCGAGCGGTAAAGGTAGCTTGGAATGAGATTTCCGAATACGTTCAGTTCGAAGAAGGTGGACTGAATTTTTACGCCGGCACAAGCGATAAAAATAATTTGAAAGCTAGGATAGACGGTGGCGATTACACCTTTTGGCGTGACGGTAAAAGGTTAGGAAGCATGGGAACGGCAACTTATGCTAACGATAAACGATTAAAAGGTATTCAATTTTCGTTAGAAAATGGTTACGGTGGTACGTCGGCTTTCATGGGTTGGGGTTATCGAGAACATGCAACCGATGAGTATTTAACGTGGAAGTGGGTGTATTCATCTGTACAAGTTGGTGAAAACTCGGTTGACACATTAAACGCTTGGTGTAGCGTAGATTTTCACAATAATTTACTTGAAAACGGTCGAACTATGAGTGATAGTCTAGTTTTTATAGACGGCGTGACACGATATATACCTATCGTTCATTCAATTACTAGTAGGGGTGACGGTGGAGTAAATTGGGTTCATGGAAACTTGAACTTTAGAAATGGTATTTTAATCAGTTCAACAACAGGTTATCTATAAGGAGGAATTTAATAATGACAATGCCAATAGAAGCTAAAATTTCAAACGTAAAAAGCGATATTTTAAAATTTGTAGAAATATCAGCTAGAGATTATGAATTACCGCCGGTTATTATCGTCGGAATATTATCCGATATATTAAACGAGTGGAAAAATAAAGAAATAGTTCAAATTAACGATAGTTATAACAGAATAATAACTACATTAAATGAACAACTTGCTAAAAAAGAGGAATAGGAGCGGTATTATACCGCTTCTGAAAGGAAGTGGAATAATTGTATATGACAATGACGGAATTAGTTAATCGATATTATGAAATATTTAATGATATATATGTTCATGCCTTCGCCGGAATAATAGTATTCGATATTATAACGGGACTTGCGAAAGCTTGGGTTACAAAGACGGTTAATTCAACGATTGGACGACGAGGTTTAATCGAACATCTAATCGTGTTAGTTTTAGTTGTGACTGTATATCCATATTTGATATTTATCGGTTTTGAAGAAGTAGCAACGGCGTTTATAATCTTTTTCATTGCGACTTACGGCGTATCGTTAATTGAAAATCTATCAGCGATTGGCGTGCCGTTTCCCAAGGGATTGAAACGACGCTTAGAAAAGATACGTGACGCCTTTGATAACAAGGAGTAAAACAGATGAAAAAGATAATAAAAATCAGTTTAGAAAATACAACAAACTCAAGACAAATTGACGAAACGTTTTGTGAATATTATTCACATGATAGAAATAACGGACTATTTGAGTTCGAAATAACTAACACGACATTAACAACGGAAAAAGTAACAGCGTTATTTAAATTTACACGTAGTAAGTCTTATTGGACTACTGACGGAGTGATTGAAGGTAATAAAATTAAAGTGAAATTCGATACATCGTTAATTACTCAAAACGAGGTCGTCGAATGCCATTTATATTTAGATAATACCGACGAAGACGCTGACGTTTTCAGTTTTAAATTCAACGTTAAAATATCCGAACTTGATAAAGCGAAAAACAAACCAATAAAAGAACGTTATTTTGCCAATAGTATGATTGTTGACGTTAATAACGTTCTTACAAGGGAAGTATTAAGCGAAGAAATTAAAGCGTTAAAAGAAACATTCGTTAATAACGAAACATTACCAAGATTTATTGACGATGAACTTACTAAAAAGAACGTAATCACAGACATAAGTAATTTAGCAACTAGGGGCGCAGTAGATGAAGTAGAAAAAAAGGTTGTTAAGTTAGAAGAACGCCCGTCTTATGATGATACTGACGTTAAACAACGCCTTACAGCGTTAGAAGGTGCTAATTTCCTTACGGAACACCAAGACATAACAAACTTAGCGACAAAGAAATCTGTTGAAGATGTCGAAGCTAAAGTAACGCAATTAGAAGCTAGTCCAAGTTACGACGACAGCGAAATTAAAAGGGAAATCAAAAAATTAAAAGATAGACCAGTAACAGCTAACATCGACACAAGTAATTTTGTGACAAATACACAGTTAGAAGATAAGCATTATTTAACCGCACACCAAGATATATCCGGACTTGCTACAAAAGAACAGTTAGACGAACTTAGGAATAGTCAACCAACAGTTGACAACCTTGTCACTAAAGAACAACTTAGAAAAGCTTTCTTAAATGAAGAAGGTCAAGAAAAATATGTTGATTTAGATACGTTTGTAAGTGCAACCCGTGGAGTTTTGGGAAGTTCAACAAACGAAAAAGGCGTTGAAGAATATTTCAATGAAGTTACAACGGGGCTTAGCGAAGATGTTAAAGAAACATATATAGGAGATATCTACAAAAACGCAACGGAAACTAAAGTATACCGCAAAAATGGTTTTACAAACTTTAAAGATATGATGTATACATTAGCTAAAGTATTTCCGGATAATTATAATTATAAAGATGAAAATCAACGTGTTGATATTCTAACAAATAGAAATTATCAAGAGTATATAAAATCTAGTGGGAATGATGACACTAATGATTTTGCAACTAAAAAACAAATAGAAAACTTACAAGGAGAGATAAGTTTTAAATTAAATAAAGCAGATTCTCCCTTTTACTTTACAGGATTTAACAACGCTCGTGAATATTCACAAATAGTAAAAGGGAGTAAAAGTGATGATACATTATACGGGAGAGTATTCGTTAATGCTAATGAACGTAAAATTTACAGAGGTCATTTTACTTTCACTGAATTAGATTTAGCTTTATATACGTTAGCTAAAGCAATTCCAGAAGGATATACTCCTGATTATGAATTTGGAGATAGTGATAATATTGAATTAATCACAAATAAAACAATTAATAGATATTTACCAACCAACACCGGAAACACAGGCAACACAACTGAACTAGATAACCGTTTAAAAGTACTAGAAGCGAAACAGTGGGAAATCCACGGTCGTGGAATGCCAAATGGAGTAGTTACTGCACCTGTAGGTACTACTTATGTTGACGAAGCAGTAACAAACGGAGCTTTGAAGTGGATTAAGAAAAGCGGGTCAAGTAACGTTGGTTGGGATGTTCTAATCGGTGACACTGGTTGGAAAATACTTCCGTCAGTATCGAAATTAGGAGGTTCTTATGTCAAAGTAAGACGTGTAAATAATGTAGTATCTTATCAGTTCGGCGGTTTAAGTTGGAGTTGGTTCGGTATTGTCAGACGAGGTGGAGTAGGTTATCAAGTTCAACCTAGTGACCGAGAACGAAATTGCTTTATTTTAGGTTTAAACGGAATTCCGCAAGGATACCGCTCTGAAGCGTCACTTATTGGCGGTATTTACAATGATAAGGGAACGCCGTATGGAACGTGGTATTTAGGAGGAGTTGGAGACGGGAACATGTTGAGATTTCAGTTCACAGACCCTGTACCAACAGACAGAGACATCGGAGATATACGAATAAGTTCTATCTCTTATTTAACAAGCGACGCATGGCCGACAAACTAGGAAAGGAGGTGAATTACAATGATAAATTGGAAAGTACGACTAAAAAATAAACGTTTCGTGTTAACATTCGTTGCCGGATTGTTAGTATTAGTGAAACAACTAGCGACAATTTTCGGATATGAATTACACATCGAACATTTAAGTAATAACGTTAATAACGTAATCGATACAGTATTCACATTATTAACAGCACTTGGCGTTGCCGGTATCGTCAACGACCCTACAACAAAAGGTTTTTCAGATAGTGAACAAGCCTTAAATTATACAGAACCAAAAGGAGAATAATACTATGGCAGATATTTACAGCACATACTTTCAACAAGGAATTTATTTTGCACCACCAAAAAACTCAATACGTGGCGTTGTAATTCACAATGATGCGTCAAGTTGGGGAGCTAAAGCGTGGGAGTCACAATTAACAGCAAAAGTTAACAACGGAACATTAGACACAGGATTTGCAGCTTATTATGTAGATAGAAATGATACACTTGTATTCCAACCTGTTAACTACCAAGAATGGCATACAGCGACATACGAAGGAAACGCAAATTACATAGGTCTAGAATCTTGCCAATCAATGAGTGCGTCAGATGAAGAATTTATTGCTAACGAAGACGCGACGCTTATGATTGCCGGTGAATTACTAGAATCTTATGGCTTACCGGTGAACGAGGATACTGTAAGATTACATCACGAGTTTAGTGCTACAGCGTGCCCTCATCGTTCAATGGAATTACACGGCGGTGGCGGTGCTTACTATGGCGACGGAACTCGAAATTGTAAAGCTTACTTTATTGATAGAATTAAGAAGTTAAGAAGCGGAGAGATAGAAATCGGTGAAGTAAGCGAAGTAGTTGAAAAATCAATCTTAGATGAAGACGTAGAACTTCCAAAAAGCGATACTCCTTATTATGAAGCTACAGTATCAATTGACTACTACCTAGAAAGTCAGCCTTCGTTAGATAGCGAGGATAAAGAATTCGTAGCAGAGGGAACTCGTGTACGAGTATACGAGAAAAAAGACGGTTGGTCTCGTGTTAACTACAAAGACAGCGACCAATGGATTGAAGACAAATATTTAACAGAAGTCGAATAATATGGTATAATGGTTATATCAAATATTTAATTAACAAGCCCGCCTCATTTGGTG